TTTATTAAATCCGGTTGTTGACGGAACAATTCCAATTGCTGAAGTTTTTTTAATTTCTTTAACAACATCATAGTGGGTGTCTGCACTGATTGCAACACTCAGCAACACTTTGGAGTTGGGGATTACAAATTTAACCAGAGTTTCAATCATTGAAATAAATTCATACAGACTGACCCCTGATCGAGTCACCATTTGAATATGGAATACAATGTGATTAGGTTTATCATTGAGCAGTCCAGTTAGGTCTTTCCAAGTATTACAAAACTTTGTAGTATAATCTGTTGATGCTATATCAGACTGATCAAACGATGGATCGCAGTGGCTACCAAAGTATATCTGACTTGGGAAATCATCATCTCTTGGCAAGGCTCTAATAATATCTTCGGGCCAATATTGAGAATTTAATAAAATTTCATTCAATGACATGGGCCTGAAACCAGGATCCCACGAGCTTCCATGTAATGTCACACCGTTAACCCCAGCATCTTTAAATGCTTGGACAATCTTATATGGTGTCCAATGTCGGATAACAACTGCCAATTTAGCCGAGCTGTTGGCCTGTATAATTGACCGTTTTAACATGTCGACAAATTCATATGGCTCAACACCAAAATCTGTTGGCCATTCCCAGTAGAACTCTACGATTGAAACATTCCTAGTACTTAGAATCTGATTTAATTCGGGGATCGAGTAGCAATCTATAAAAATACAGCCAGTGTCACTGAGTATTAATTCTCGTTTGTGCTTGGGAATTTCTGTCAGCTCCCAGGCCGCCCGCGGCCCAATGTTGGCCGGCCGGTAATGCAAGATGACATTAGCCGAGTCCGACGATATACCTCTTAGTACGTCAGCAGGAGCGTGTATTTGTTGCATAGCTTGATTTTAGTAGAATTACTAATCATTTGCAACCTGCAGATTACCTAAACTTTAACAAACATCATGCATGCAGACCCTGCACACTGCCTGCTAGAGCCAACTGAGTCCGATTTCTTACTCCGTATGCTTTTAAAATGGCACTAATATGAACCTTGACTGTGCTTTCACTGATGTTTAAAACCTGTGCAATCTTTTTATTGCTGAGTCCACGATTGGATACCAGAGTCATTATGTCGTGCTGGCGAGAGGTTAACCGAATGCCGTAATCAGCCGGGTGGCGCACTGTGGCTTTTACTCTCGGCTCGATATATAAACTGTTCCACGCCTGCTCACCACGCAACAAAGCATTAATTGTTTCAAAACATTTATCAAATCCGTATGTCAAATGACTTGGAACAATACCATTGACCTGGCTCTTCTTCAATGCAGTTATCATAGTATGACTACACGGCTTGTCAATGACTATCCCAGTACTGAGTTTAATACCATTACCAATCATTGATGCAATTAAATTTAACGAATCAATAACTTCATTTAAAGTTGTGCCTGGTTTGTCAAGTAAACTTATATGTACAAGTAATAACTTTGTATCATAATCGTTGTTGGCTATAGCATTGGCAAGTTTGGCCCAATCCACGCAGATATCAATTTTGCTGTCTGTTAATTCAGCTGCTGAATCGAGCAGCTCGGGCGTAAATTCTGTCTTAGTATCAATGTTAAAATAAATTACTTGTGTTGTCATAATAGCGTCCTCTACTAATACTTACTAGGGAGAACACAATTACTACAACTGCTCAAGTACTATATTCTGCTTCAGTATTAGTTTTCCCTATCGAACGAACGCCTGAAAGTAATAGGTGGTTGGTTGCGTGATGTACTCGCGAATAATACTGACACCACCATGTGGTTGCCAGCCGTCGGCTATCATGTCGGCAACAATACGATGGAACTCATCGTATGTTGCATTAACAACACGATACTCTTTGATCATGCAATGGACCAACCACTCGATTCTTTGTACTCGATACTTTCGCTACCGTCGTACTCATTGATTTTAAATAGCGTTCCAATAGGAATCCATTTAACTGCTAAATCCTGTAGCCCACCAAGGTATGCATCGGGCCAAATTAGAGATGCAAGTGCTTCAGCTTTGACTTGCCAATCATCTTCGTTAGACAGCACTATGTCAACTATCATTGGATGATATAGCATACTTTCGTTCTCAGTGTTCCAGGTGCTCCAACCTGCGCCAAAGCCCGGGCTGTACAGTACTGCAACCTGGTTGTCACGTATTACTTTTTCCATATTATGCCTTTTCAGCGTCCATCATATCCTTGATAAACTTAAACAGTTTACGTTGGGTGTCAAACACATAGTCCTTTTCACCTTCCTCTGAATCAATTGTCAGCACAAAGCCATTGGCCACTTTACGAATTTCCATACGTTCAAACATAACATTCCTTAGTTAAAATTAAAATACCACAATTACATTGACCAATAACGTTCTTGGCTTGGATCCATAAAGGTACCTTTGTCTTCAGTACGGATCATTACTTCAGCACCGTTCATAATGCTCTTAACTGTAGTCATAGCAGGGAACCATTCAAAGCGGTAGCCTTTGCTGACAGGCCACAGTTCGTATTGCAGTTCACGAACTTCACGCTTCATTTCTGCCGCATCACGATGTTGCCAAACAGTAGTGCTAACAAGTCGCTCACCGCTTTTGGTGCGACGGTCTGCCTTGTAGATGTACATGGTGTGATCTTGTTTCATCGTGCTTCCTTATTAAAGAGTGTTAAGAGCAGGTTGCATAACTGCAATCAATTCGCGTTCACGTGCATGAGCCGCTGTCTTACCGCGCACCACTTCCAGCAAGTAAGGAGTAAAGCCTTCACGGCCATATGTACGAAGTGCTTCGCACAAGTTCCAGTTCTTGCTTTCAGTGTTAGCACGGCTCAAGTGACGGTTAAAACGTCCACGAACAGAGCTAAGTGCAGAGCCATCAACTACAGTGATACCAATGTAGCTGTCGCCAGTCACTTCGCAAAACAGTTCATAGATTGCATGGTTGCGATCTACTCGACGCTTGCGTTTTACTGGAGTGTTTTTGCTGTTCATGTGTTTATTATAGCGCACTTTGAGCCGTTTGTCAACGGTTTTGAGCACTTTTTAGGCAGTTTTTATGAATATTTTCAATAAAAACCAGCAAAAACCAGCAATTTAGACGTTAAATGTCAATCTTTTAAGCAATCTATCTGGTTCCCCGGGCTGTAGTGTCACTGGTTTTCGCTTGTGTACAGTGCCAAAATTATCGTATACCAAAATATCACCATCTTCCCAATGGTGTGTGTAAAGTGCATTTGGTTTGCTTTCGCATTCTGCATACACTTTCTCAATGAATGGCCCAGATCGAACCAGTGCTGCACCATTGACTTCAACATGGTGTATCCAGGCTTTTCTATTCTGCCCCGGGGTAATGTAGCAGTTAACACGCGGACTAACTTTTCCTGTTAGTGGATTAGTTTTAAGAAACGGGAATGTTTCCATTCTGGTATCGGGGTTGTACATGTCCTGTTGAATAACGTTTACCCCAGCATATTGTTCACGTTCGGCATCAGTGAAATGTTCCCAAGCCAACTCCATGTTCAGCCAGGATGTTGCACCAGACCCATTGCTAGTGCCTCGAACCATATACAATGCACGAGCTGGAAAACTCACTGCATCCATATGTGCCATATCACTATGATATTTCATATCTCGAGCACCCCATGAGTTATCAGCAGTTTGAAAATAACTTACTGGTGTAGTTTCTCTATGACGAATTGTTTGATCACCGGGAGTTTTTTCGTAGTCGTCTTTGTCCCATACACGGCCAAACTTGGTTCCAAACGTATGATACTGTTCATCAGTTAATTGTGTACCAAGCCCTTTGAATACCAACAACACTCGATTGGCCAACGCCTGCTGCCAACGAGTACTGTCAATTGACAATATTTCTTCAAATGATAAAGTGTATTCAGTTGCCCATTCTGGGAACAGATTTCGACCTTGTAAATTATCTACCATATCCTTGTCTATACGCCTCAGTTTCACGACGACGAGTTTCTTCTGCTATACGCTGATTAATGCCTCGCTGGCATGCTTGTCGTTCGTTGTATAGTGTGTACTTATCGCAGGGCGAATGCTCTTGCACAATAACCACAGTTGGCTGATTGGCATTTTGACCAATTGCGTATCCGATTACCCCGCCGACAATAGCTGGCCCTACGTGGCGACTTGCACATCCACTGAGTAAAAATACTGCCCCGATAATTAAAAGTTTTTTCATAATTCATCCAATCTTTGTGAAACCAATGCTGCCACAGTTGTTTGTAATTTTTCAATCTCATCAGCTGCTTCGTCGAGCAAAGTAGCAATTCGATCTGGTTTATTTTCCAGTACTGACTGTCTACTAGGAATTTGTCTACGAATCTCGGCTCGCTTGCGCAGTCGAAAGACTAAACTTTGTTCTGCTACGGGCAAATGGCTTTCGTCAATCATAGATGTTTTCCAAACACACAATAAACTGCAAACCACGTAGAAGGAGGATTTTCAATCCAATGGGGATTAACACGAAACGTAATTTCCCAGTCTCTTGAAAACTGGAAATGCCGTGTACCAAAGCGAATATTAAACCAAAGATTACTCATTTAAAAACTTCCTAATTTCAATCAATAAATTTCGTACCTTTTCATGTTCCATAAGTTCCGGATTAAAAAGGCCGCCGGCGAATAGGTACTCTGTAATTCTATCTGATAGTTCTTGTGCTTGTGGGGTCATCGCCGCATCCTAGCAATATCTTTAATATCTTCTTCTCGAAATACAGGCACTGCATTTGACTTGTGCAGTTGGCCGATGCCAATCATTTTATCTCCTGTGTAAACAGGAACTGGCTTAAGGACTGCAACCCCTGCCCCACTATTCAAACTTTTAATGTGTGCGTTATTGCGATCTGCTGGCACAGACAACGAATAAACCAAAGGTTCAGCTTTCATTGCTCGTTTACGCTTGCGTTCTTCTTCTTCAACGCCTTGTCGCTTACAAAGCTCTTTCCAAGATGCGTCGAGTTCGCGGGCAGCTTGAGCCTGGGCTGCACTGGCAAACTTTTTCTTACCTTTTCGCTTACCAGTTGTAGTCAGTGCTGGCCCACAAAGATGCATAGTCATTGGAGTTGTTTCCTGTTTAAGTTCCTATATTATAACATGGTTTTACCAGGGTGTCAACTGTTATTTTTAGCAAAATCACTTGTTTACTTTCGCATTTTACAGTACAATAGCAAAGTGATAAGTATCACTGTAATCAGAGTAATTAATATGATCTTAGACGGACAATACCCAGCCCTTCTGCTCAACGCAGACTTTCAACCAGTGCAAATGAACCCATTAAGCACGATCACCTGGCAAGATGCTATTAAAGCAGTCATTTCCGGGCGTGTCAATGTGGTTGCAGAGTACGACATTGATATCCATAGTGCTACTGAAATTTGGCGCCTACCCAGTGTAGTTGCCCTTAAAGACTATGTCAAGCGTGATCAAGTACCTACTTTTAGCAGATACAATGTTTACCTACGCGACGAATTTACTTGCCAGTACTGTGCAAAGGAATTTGAAACACGACACTTGACCTTTGACCATGTGTTGCCACGTGCAGCTGGCGGTGTTAGTTCATGGACCAACGTGGTTGCAGCATGCGGCCCATGTAATCACCGTAAAGGTTCAAAGCTATTGCACGAGTCTCATATGCAGCTTCTGAGAAAACCTGTTCCTCCAAGTGCATGGGATTTGTATGCTAGAGGTAAAAAAATCCCTCGCAAGCATGCAAATTTGCATGAATCCTGGAGAGATTATCTATATTGGGATAGCGAGCTAGAAGCCTAAAACGTTGCAGCAATTGCCTTATCATGATCAATGTTGGCTCGCCACATTGATCTAATTTGGCCAGGCACAAGTTTAGGATTAGTTCTGCGATGCACACTTGGAGTATTGTCGTAGAGCACAATGTCGTTTGGTGCCCATCGATGCTCATATACACTGTTAGGAACTTCCATCATAGCTTCCATCAGTTCTTCTACTAGACCTGTGCCAATGCTGTAGCCATCGCGTTTCAAATCAATAATCCAAGAATCTGGCACCCCATGGAAGTTGCAGCGTGGGCTCAACTTTTTGGTAATTGGATGCACTTTCATTGAAGGGTATTCAATTATGTCTCGACCAGGCCAATGCCAGTTTTGTTGTACTACTGTGACTGCTTCCCAACGTTTACGTAATCCTGCTGGTAGCTGCGGATATGCTTCTTCCATATCAAGCCAGATTGTAAAACCAGCAGCTGGATTTGGCACAGTCTTCATATAGATAACACGGTGCGGGAAACTTAGTTCGCCATTAACTCGATTTGCAATATCAGCATGCCATGGCATTTCATAATCATTTAGGCGGGCACTGAGCTTATTGCTGATCTCAGTGTAAAAGCGTTTTTCTCGGGTGACTGGATTAGTGGCAGCACGCCATATTTCTCTACTGACTGAATAGTCAACAGCAGACCAAGGCTGACCCCACAAAGCGCAAAACTCTGTAAACTGCCACGGTGTCCAGGCGGGCGCATGAAACACCAGCATCTTGCGCTGGTACAATAATTGTCTTAGTTCGTTTGTATTTTGAGTAAACAGATCACTCATGTCCGTAAACTCAGTGCCCCAATTGTCGTATATATTTCGTATTTGCATACTGTATTTATTGAGACAACTTTTTAAGCATTAGTTCTTCTGCATCAAACTTTGCTTGTGCTGCCTTGGCTTCGACTAGCAGTGGCAACAATGTGTCTACTAGATTTATAACAAACTCTTTGCCTGCATCTTCTAAATGTGAGAATTTTGGGTTTGAAGTACTGACGTAGATATATTTTCTATTGACAAGCATTTCCTTTAGGCCACCTATTAGAATTGTTGTCGCGTGTTCATTTAATTTTGTCATTTTTCTTTCCCTTAGTGTATTAACCACTCTGACACAGATTCGCCGCCAACTGTACCTGATAATGTTTTTAACTTTTTCCAATTTAAATTGCACACGCTGCTTTCAAGGATTATAACACGACCTATTAGTACCACAATACCCCAATTTGATCTTTCCCATCTGGGCAGGTATGGATCAACAGTTTTGTTAGGATTTTTAAATTCCTCACTGAGGATTTCTCGTTGTAGTTTATGACCATTCCATATGTCGTGATAGTAAGTGGCAGTTTCGGGCACTGTGATGCCTTTGGGAACACGATCAGCTTCGTACCAGTGCCGATATCCGTTGTCAGTCCACTCTACCATTGATTGCGGCTCCCACAGCAACCGATTAAGCGGATCGCGTAAATGTTTTCCATGCCATTCCATTGGACTAGCATTGCTAATTGCTGCTATGGCAGTGTTGTCTCCGCCAATAACTCCAATTGGGATATCGGTATCAGTTGCTATTCTAATTTTGTCGCCAACTAACACAACAGTTCGGCCAGCACGGTCTTCGTTCAATGGGTTGCCGTCTTCCCATTCAAACATTTCAGCAAATCCAGTGGCAGCGGTCATTTATTTTCCTTAAGCATACATTAGTTATGCTTGATAAAATTCACAGTGCGA